CGCTGCGGCTCCATAGCGACTACCGTAAAGGCGAGGCCATCCCATATATTTTTTGAATCTGTCATCAGTCTAAGTTCGTCATCAGCATTTGCTATGTAGGCATCGAACTCAAGTTGCCCCTGACCGAATGGAAGCTGGACAGGATAGCTTTTTACCGGTGCAGTAATTGTTTCGTATAGGTCGTCATATGCCGACAGATTCTCATTTTTAGGCAGAATGTCAAGAGCATAATTATAGAACGTTCCGATGACATCGCGGACCATATCACCATTTTTTAACCGCCCAGCCGCTGGACCGTCGAGGATGGTAGCATTCCGTTGCAAAGATACAATTGCGACATCAGGATACGATCCACCAATCTTAAAGATTTCCTGCGCCATCAGATCACCCCGTCAATCAGTCTTACTCCCATACGGTTATTCTCTTCGATTATATAGGGCGCAATCAGTCTCGCCCATTCTCTTCCTTCGACTATAAAAGTTGCTTGAATTGTGCCATTCCCACTTGTTCTGCCTCGTTCTGCAAGGACATTTCTTAATGCCTGCTCTATAGTCGCGAGCGGCGCTTCGATATTTATACCGCTCTTTTGGTCGCCAAGAATAGCTAGGAATTCATCGTTTGGATGGATGACCATGCCGTTAGCTAGGCGCGGGAGACTGATTTCTTTTACTGTGGGTATGTTTAATCCGAATTTCATCCCGCCAATGAACGGTATATCTTTTGGAACATCGATGCGCAAAGAATTCAGGGCTTCTATAATGGCGTTGATTCCACGGATAAATCTGTTGGTCCATCCCTCAGCAAGCCCAACGAGAAAATTAACAGCACCTTCGAATCCTTCCTTGATAGGACCAAGGACTTTAGATGAGAACCATTCTGGCGCCTTGCCCCATGCTTCGGTAATTTTTGCCCAGGCGTTTGAAGCTGCCAGCTTTACATCATCCCAATGCTTTATAAGCAGTACTACAATTGCAATAACTGATCCAATGGCAAGAACCACAAGTGTAATCGGAGATGTAAGGAATGCAAATGCTGCACCGAAAGCTGTTGTAATTCCGGTTGCAATTGCTCCGATCACATTCCATGCTCCTATTGCAATGTTTACTAGTCCCCATGCGGCCGCAAAGCTTCCAACAATAATGGCAAATGCTTGAACGATCCCCTTATGCTCGGAAATCCAATCCCCTATTCTGGATAACGCACCGCCTATTTTATCTAAGACATTTACAATCACGCCACCAGTCCATCTGGTAATTGGCGCGAGAAAGTTATCCCATAGCCATACGCCTAAAGGCTTTAACACATCTAGAACAGAAGAAAGGACCTTCAACGCTCCAGCCAACACTTCTAAAAACGCAGGGAGTGCCTTTTCGGCTGTCCACTTTGAGAGTGGAATAAAAATATTTAAATATGCCCAATGAATCCCAGCGAACAGTGTTTCTGTGATGGGTTCCATTGCGGTTTTCAGATTTTCAAATGCCGTTTTCAGGTTGTCCAGGTTGATATTCTTAAGGGGTTCCAACAATCCGAGCAGCTTATCGATTGCCTTCTGAACTGCGGGCGAAATTTCTTCTTCATTTGCGCTCGCTTGTCCATCTGTTAATCCAGGTGTTGGAACATTTGGTGCAGATGTCGCGCCTCCGGCCGTAGAACCATCAGTCAAGGAGTTAATTTCATCAAAGCTGGCAAGAGATTTCTTGACATTCTTTCCGGCTTGCTTTACTTGTTCTCCGGCAGTTTCGGCCGCATCTCCCATTCCGGATATTGCGGCCGTCTGTTCTCCTGTAACAACCGGTGGTATCGTCTTTCCAAAAATAGCTTGTGTAAAATATTTTAAGTTTGAAGTCACTCGCTCAATGGCATTTCCCATAGCGGTCAGTGCAGGTAATACTACATTGTAGATCGGCAAAAAAGCCTGTCCAAGATTTAACTGGATATTCTTAAGGCTGGTAATAAATATCGCTTGCCTTGTTTGAGTAGTCCCTGCAAGAGAATCGCCATACTTTATGTTGGCTTGTTCTAATATCGATAATAACCTAATTTGTTGTTGCTCTTGGAATGTGAGTTGTTGCCAGCTTCGCCCCCTGGCAAATTGCCTAAATGCTTCTGTAGATTCAAGCATGGCTACATTAACATGAATGCCAAGATCCTCGATGGCTTCTGTATTTCCTAATAAACCGGAACGAATACGTTCCATTGTATCTTCCATGGTTCGGCCAGTAGCTGAAGCTACAACTGCCGAAGCTTTCAATAGCTCTGTAGTATATCGAGCGGTTTCTTGAGTGTCTTTTGTAAATGAACTTATCAGGTTGCTGTAAGTAGCACCATATTTAAAAGCTTCTTCTCTGGCCATACCATAAGCTTTTGCTTGGGTTTGGGCCCAGTGATTGAAGGCATTGGCACTGTTACCCATTGTGCGCTGGATTTGAAGCATAGAATTTTCTACGTTCATTGCAGCACTAATGCTATCTTTTATTAGCTTCCCAACAGCTAAACTGCCTAAGGTTATGCCTATTACTTTCATGGCTTTATTAATGCCTTTTTGGAATGTGCTCAGCCTCTTTTGTGCTTTGTTCATTTCTCTGTATAGTGCTGAAAAGTCAGCGCCGGATCTTACCATTAAGTTTTTTACTACTGCCAATTACCTTCACCTCCCCGCCTAAAAGTGCGTTTAGCTGCTTAACCCGTTCTAACATCTGCTCATCTGTCATGACTTTTCTTTCTCTACCAATTTTGGCCAATATTTCTCTCAAAGGCCGTGGCTGTTGATGTTTCTTACCTAGCCACTGAATTGTCCATAATGCTGTTAGATACGCCAATGTCACTTTTTCTTTTGTCTCTTCAAGACTCTTGTCTTTATGAATTCGAGCATAAATATTTAATTCAGAAGGTGTCATTTCCCAAAATTCGCTGACTGGAATATTCAGAAAGGCAGCGAGTTCAAGAGCTTTTTCTATGCTGAACTCTTCTCCCCCGCTGCCTTCTGCCCGTTTTTTTCTTCGTTTTCAGTCTCGCCAAATGCATTTCGGAATGCTTCACCCATGGCTTCTATAACGGTTTTAATATCGGAATATTCATCAACTAAATCCATAACTTTTTCTGGCGTCAAATCTTTATCTTCATGCTGCAATCCTGCCCATATTATTATTGCTGTTTCCTCCATTGTGAGGTTTTCCATATCTATTTTGGATATGGGCTTTTTCAGTTTTTTCTCTATCAAATACAAGGCTTTCATGCCATAACGGAAATTGCGAACTTTGTCTAGCTTAATGGGATAATAACTCACCTTTCCCCACTCTCCTTTATTATCTCTCCTATTTTTTCTTGCATCTCATTTGCTAGCTAATAGCCTACTAATTCTGTGAAAAGGTCTAAATCGGTTATCCTAACTTTAACCTCTAAGTTGGCCATATTGATCCCTCCCGGATAAAGAAAGGCAGGATTGCTCCTGCCTATACTGTGGATACTGTCAGCGTTGGTTTGCCGCTTACTTTGATTGTTGCGGAAAATGCCAATGGGTCCTCAAGGTCTGCACTGGTGGAAAACCCAGTCACAACGCCATCAAATTCCCAGCTTGCTATATTGTTCGGGAATTGTATTTGAAATTTTTCTGTTTCGCCGCTTTCAAACAAGTCATACAGCTCTTTCTGCCCCTTTCCAGTTTCCGGCTCGAAATACCCTTCTAAAGATACTTCTCCGCCGTCCTTGAAGCCGCCAATAAACTCCCGATAACCACCATCAGAAGCAAGAGTTGTAACGTCAATGGTATCTGCCGAAAGTTCAAGCCCACCGATACTGGTCAAGCCTGCCACTTCTACAGGTGTTGTATCGCCAATTAATAGCTTTGTTCCCAATGCTCTTTTTGCCATGTTTTATTCCTCCTCGAAATATGCTTTGAAACTGATCACCTTGCGGTATAAATCCACCTGAGCCTCGTAAAGCTCAACACCTTCGCCCTCAAAAACAATCTCGTTAATACGCGGACCGGTGCCAGCCAGCCGCTTGCCCTCCAACCCCATTACCAGTTCCTGCACCTCGCGACCTAGTGCTCTTACCGCTGATGCTCGGTCATGAATCACATTGAGCTCAACCGTCACGGCCTTGCTGTTGTGCCATCCCTCAAATGACTTGTCGTAGTCCCCTAAAGTGGTCGTGTAAATCAAATAAGGTGCTTCCGTACCCTCCGGGGCCCGCATCGGAAACACCTTATCTTGCAACTGAGGTATTGTTACCAGCTCGGCCCTCAGCGCCGCTTCAAAGGTCATAGAATCACCTCTCACTTCAGCTTGTCAATCTGTTTTGCCAGCTCGTCAACAACTGTCCGCTCAATCGCCGTTTTATTGTCCATTAGGGCATCACGCAAATAATGGAACCCAGGGCTGTAGCCACCGTCGCGCGTGATAAAGCCATATTCCATGCTGGCCGGGTAGTAATACCGCTTGCCGTCCTTAGTTGTTTTAACAAATATATCGTTTTTGGCCGGGTCCAGCGTCACTTGGTACACTTTCTTGCCTTTCTTGCGCGCCCGCTCACCTTTCAGGACAATGCCGTTAGAGAGCTCTCCGGTCTCCCAGGGCGCATTAGCCCGGGCCGCCTTGAGCGCGATCCTTGCGCCCTTCTTCGCGGCCGGTGTGACACACTTCTGCGGGAGCTTGCCCAGCTTGCGTATGGTACGCTCCAGTTCTTTCATGCCCTCGATTTCAAACTTGACCCGCTTTGCCATCACTTCACCTTCTTGCAGTACATGAGTAACTCCCGGTTGAGATTCTTGACATTGATAGCTGACAGAATCTCGTAAGTTCCTTCGCTGTCCTGTACCCGCATCTCGTTGGTTACTCCCGGCACATAGTACGTCCGGAACTTAACCTCAACCTTGCTCTGTGTCTGTTCGGCGGCGAAAAATTCGTTTCCAAGAAGCGGCTCCTTGCTGGCCCAGAGATTAGTCAATCCCTCGACTGGTTGCCAATCATTAATCGGCTCACCTTCGGGGTCGTAGCCGGCCTGCAACTGCAGTACCGTTATCTTGCTTCGCATGTCGGCTCTCACGGCCCTGACACCTCCGTGTATTCCTGCGACAAAGCAAGGTGAGATTTTAAAGCATTATAGCTTTTCATGAATAGCTCTGCCTGTGCCGGTTCTTCGTAGCCGAAATGGGCTTTGCAGTATATGGTTATTGCTCGCAATATTAGCGGGTCATCTTCGTTTTTAGTGATACCGGAAAGTCTGAGGTCTGCTTTGGCGGCATGAATAAGGTCTTGAATTTCTTCATCAAGGGCCTCACCGCTTACCCTTAGCGCATCTTTAATTTTTTGCAGCATCATTATCACCGCTTTTCTTTTTGGCCCTTTTCTCTTCCGGTTCTTTTTTGGCAGTTTCAATCAGCTGCACATAGGGCAGGTAGCCCTTGATATATCGCTCCGGCACCTCAATGATCTCACCTGGCACGATGTAACCCTTCCTCAAAGGGCACCAAACCCTTTTTAACACTTTGCATTTCATGTTCTCACCTCCCAAAAGGGAGAGAGGGCACAAGGCCCTCTCATTATACGTCAATCTTGGTTATTGCGGTGGGTTGAGCAATATTGCAGTCAAAGATAGCCGTACCGCGGAAGTCAATAGCGTTGTTCAGGAAGCCGGATTCTGCG